AGGACCTTGGAGTGGGATTACACCCATAGACTGAAGTGCTCTATAATGCGCCGCCGAAGCGGAACGCATTAGCTCTTCATATCTACCGGCGTGACAGGTAAGAGTATCTGCCACAATCCCCGGAACCGGTTCGGCAAGACCGATAGAGGACGGAGGGAAATCTCCCTCCGCCATCTGGTCTGCCAAATCGGCCATAGGCCTGTGCTGATTAACAGTCCAGGCACCTCCAAGATCCGCTGCTTTCAACAGAGAGAAGTCACGGTTCTTGAGGGCACCCCTAAGGATGTTCCTGGAGGCTAATACCGAAGCGACCCGGCGTGTACTGGTCAAACTGACCTTACACCATGGTAACTCGGCACCTCCAAGACCCCTAGGGGCACCCGGATCAATACCCTTCCGTAACAAGGCTGTTACGAGGCCGGGGCATTCGATCCCGACTGCACGCTTCATCCGAGAGCATACCACCTGCCTAAGGGCAGGGGGGACGCACTGGAGTGAAGCCGTGAGAGCGGGACCGACGTCCAAGGCCTGACCCCTCCCAATGGGAGTGGTGAGTACCTTTGCAGGTATGTCACCAATTGGGTCGACAGAGTGAATGATCCGGACCTCATGATCCTTTGGCTCCTGTCCTAAAGGTGGAAAGGGTTCCGGTTCATACCTGTAACCCCCACGAACAGTGAATGATAACTCTGCGAAGACACCACCGGTGTGAGAGCAGAATGACTTGTCAATGTTGGCTACAAATCCAACGTCGCCAAGACACTGGCTCTCATACCGGTGGATTGTCTCCTTGTCTGTATAGGCAAGAAGATCATCTCCGCAGAGGGCACATTCACCTTCCGCTATCCTCAGAGCAGACACCAGACCCTCCCCTTTCGGGAGGACTGGGAACCGGCTCCGCACATAGCAGAAGAAGTTCACGAGGTTGAGGATGGACCAGGACAGAGGACTACCCATCATGATGCCACGTGTTTGGACCCAGTCATGGGAAAACATGTGGACGCCTAGACACTTCTCCGCACTCTCGACAAGGAGGGGGCCGAAACCCCACTCCTCGAGAATTGCGGTGGAAACGTCTTGGGCAACATCCTGATGGAGGAAATCTGTCGCTGAGGACAGGTCAGATGAGTAAATCATCCGGCCCGCCCGACGGCCCTTAACCACTCGTCGGACAGCAGAGAGCTTGTCCCCCTTCAAGACTGCCGCCGTAGGCGGGAACCTTTGAAGGGGGGCCCAAAAGAGGTCAC